CCTACAATCACTTCTAACGACGAGACGGTTCCTTCTATAGAGCCTACTAGACCTGATATTGTTTTCATCAGTGTGTTCATTGATTTCTGAACTACCTGTATTTTATCCAGTTTATCATCCATCTTGTTTATGGTTTTATATATGTTAGTTTGTCCTTCGTACATGTTCTGCAATGTTAAATCAATATTCTTTAAAACCGGATTGTTATTTTGCTGTCCATAAGTCAATATAGATACAATTATAATTGATAGTACGTTTATCAATTTTAAATTATTACATAGAGTGTTGATCTGAAAATAATTTATTTTAGTGTCCCAAACGCTGTGTTTGAAGCGTGGGGGATTTAACTTGGACAGCAATTTGCCAATGTTATCCATTTTGTATCCTATTTCGTCAAATAAAAGTATTAAGTAAGTGTATAACTACTATGACAAGAGTTATATTTATTAAGTCATTCTAAGTTGCTATATAACTAGGGTGGTGTTAGTTATCTTATTAATGTCAGGGTGCCAAACTTCGATCATCTTAAAGGATTTTAATTTAAACTGTTTCTTAGGTATGTATACGTCTGTGTTGGCAAAAGTCAACATGAAATCCAAGCACATCTTGATTTCTTCAAACCCCAATTCATACTTATAGCTATTCAGTGCTATTATTTTATAGTAATCTTCAATACTATAGTAACCATTGAACCAGTCTTTAACTGCTATCCTATAACTCATTAAATCTTCTACACTTTTAAATTCTCTATTGATTAACTTGCCAGCTTTCTTGATAATTGAAGGGAATATCCCGTCTTGGGTTATTATATCACTCGTGAATTCTGGAATCTCTACTTCTCCGCATTTAAAGAATTTAAAAGGGTGTTTGATGCTGATTTTTGAAGCTACACATACGAAGTCGTCTCCTTGCGACATAATCAATTTGGGTTCTGTGATATCGAAGCACATGTTGCATAATGTTAAATTGACTAGTGAATTAGAAAATAATGTATCCGCTCTCCCACTCTGAAACATGCCTTGAACTGACATTCTAATAGTTTCCGCATCAGCAGCCCAAAAATCATTATTTGCTTGCAACCATTTAGTAAGCGTCTCATCGACACCATAACTTTCATAAACGTAGCTCATAAATCCATCGTTTATCGGTCCATCTCTAACCGAATCCATCTCACTGATATCTGATTCAAAGCATACGTGTTCTTCTAATCCGTGTAATCTTTTCCTTATTTCTTCGCCTATCTGTTTCTTGGAATATCCATACCCGAACATGACGTCAGGTCTAAAATCTTTCCTTATATTCTTTTCTAATACTGTTATAATGACACCCATTAAATGCGTTATAAATTTAGGTTGGGCCGATACAGGTTGTCCTGCTTTCAAAGTGCCATTATCATGTTGCAAGTAGGATTCTTCGGCCATCTTGACTTTCTTCTGTGGTTTATTAAACAAAGTGATCTTCGACCTGTCTGCATACGTGTTGTTGAACTCTGCAGCATTTACTTTATCTCCTTTCAATTTAATCCTGCGAACTTGTTCAGCATATGCATTACTGAGGTCATCAGCTTGTATTCTCGTTTTATTAGGTACTAGCACATTGAAGGACTGTCTTAATTTGTTAGTCATATCGGAGTCACTCATTTCATACTTCTTCTTATTGGTTCCGAATCTCTTTATCAGTGTATATAATATGTTGTCTGGCGCCATGGTCGTTCTTCTGCCAAAATTTGGGGCCATAAACCTCCAATACCTATTGGTTGTTTCTTCTCCTAAAGCCATAGTCTTGAAGTGCTTAGGTTCCTTTATTCTCA